ACTGTTGGATGATGAACGGGCTGTCGTGTCGCACACCCGACGACCGCAAACCAAAGGACAAAGAAGAGGAGCATTGCCGACCACTCGTTACAGCAGCTCTCAACACCGATTGGATGGATATAAAGATCATCATACCGTTGGGTGGTGTTGCAATCAGACAAGTGATGAGGGGGTTCTACAAAGACAGAGTGGGGCCGGAGGACGCGTGGGTAGGATGGAAGATTCCGCTGCGTGAGAAAAACTGTTGGATCGCTCCCAACTTCAATCCAGTGGACATCATTCGCTCAAACGAGAAGCGTGGCGATGTTCGCGAGATACTGTTCGCAAAGTATCTGAAGGAAGCGTTGAGTGTTCCGTTTCGTCCGTACATCGAAGACAATCTTGCTGATCATGACTTGGCCTCGCAGGTTAAGATTGAATTGGATACGGACAAAGCTGCTGCTTGGATTTATGACGTGATTGAACGTGGTCAACCTGTCGCGTTCGACTACGAGACCAACATGCTCAAGCCGCACAGCAAAGGTGCTAGAATAGCGTCTGTGGCGTTCTGTGTGAATGGTGAGGAAGTCCTAGCATGTCTGTATGGCGGTGCTGTCGTGCCGGCTATGCGTGCTTTCCTTGCAAGTAAGGTGCCAAAGATCGGAGCAAACTGCAAGTTTGAGGAGCTCTGGTCCCGAGTAGTGGTTGGGCAGAAGGTGAACAATTGGATATGGGACACTGTGCTGTCAGCCCATCACTTGGACAATAGACGTCGCGTCACGTCAGTCAAGTTCCAAGCGTTCGTGTGCTTGGGGATTGCTCCCTGGGACTTTGTTGCGGGCCCATATCTGGAAGCAGATGATTCTGTTACTGAGAACAGAGTCTTCAGTCTCGCTCCTCGAGATCTGCTGCTCTATAATGGGATAGATGCTCTGGTTGAATACAAACTTGCTCAGTACCAACGCAACAAGATGATGGAGGACTGGAATAATGGAAGTTAATTCAAAGAACTACGCCCGCCTCGCACAGATGACTTCACCTTGTGAGAGGGAGCATTTCGACGATCAGATGTCTCGGTTGGACGAGGAGGGACTGGCGTTGGTCGCTGGTGCTGTGTCTCAGATCATTCATGTAGGGAGGTTGGTTGATTTTATCAAGCGGAGAGTTTTCTACGGACAGGAGATCGACCGTTCTGATTTACGGTTCACAGAGCTGATGGAGCTCGGACAGGAGAACATGCCGGAAATGGTCGGTATGCAGAAGAAGTTGACACCTGTCCATCTTCGTGTGCTGCACGGCATGTTTGGGATCCAGACAGAAGCCGGCGAGATTGGAGAAGCAATTGACTGGACGTTCATGTTTGACCAGCCGCTTGATTGCACCAACTTGGAAGAAGAGATTGGAGACGTTCTCTGGTATGTTGCGGAATTGTGCAACGTATTGCGAGTTGAAGTTGACGAAGTGATGTACAAAAACATAGCCAAGCTCCAGTCGGGTCGCTTCGCTGGCAAGTTTACAAAAGAGGAGGCGTTGAATAGAGACTTGGAAGTTGAACGTAGAATTTTAGAGTCTCCGAACTTTGACGAAGACTTAATACCAGGAGAAGACAATTGAAAACATTACCAGCAAACCCAGCAGCGTTCCGATTCATGATGGATGCTTCCGAAGCGTTTTCCGATGTTGAAGAAAGGGGAATGAGAATTGATCTAGAGTATCTCGATCGTGCGATAGATTTCACAGAGAAGAAGATTCAGGAGCTGGGTGAGTCGCTCCGAAAGGACGATGTGTTCCGGATATGGAGAAAGAAGTTTGGACGCTCCGCCGACCTGGGGAAGCGGAAGCAACTCTCGGAAGTCCTTTATAAGGAGATGGGATATGAGATAAAGAAACGGACGAAGTCTGGTGAGGGTGCAACAAACCAAGAAGCGTTTGAGGGTATTACGCACCCGTTCGTGAAGGATTGGGTTTTACATGAGCAGCTGAAAAGTCTGCTTGCCAAAAATTTGAAAGGGACGTTGAAGCTCGTAGACCCGAACGGGCTTCTCCATCCTTCCTTTCACTTCAACTTGGTAACGACGTATCGCAGCAGCAGCTCTGATCCCAACTTCCACAATTACCCGAACAGAGACAGACGTCTCGCAAAGATCATCCGCACGGCGTTCGTCCCTCGCAGTGAAGAGTATCTTTTAGTTGAGGCGGACTATGGGGCGTTGGAGTTTCGAGGGGCTGCTTGTTTTTGGAAGGATCCAGAAATGATTGCCTACGCTGACGACGACACAAAAGATATCCATTACGACATGGCAGGGCAGAGCTATAAACTTGAACGAGAGGAAGTGACAAAAGCGGTGCGAGGGTTTGGGAAGAACAAATTCGTCTTTCCTACTCTCTACGGCAGTTACTACAAGAACACGGCACGCAACCTTTGGGAGGCGATACAAATCGGACATCTGCAAACAGCAGACGGTTTGGGTTTGTATCAGCATCTAGAGCGGCAAGGGATTGGGAGCAAAGAGCAATTCGAATCCCATATTGAGAATGTTGCCAGCAAGTTTGAGAAGAAGTTCTCTGTATGGGCGAAGAAACGAGACGAGTGGTGGGACGATTACTGCAAGTACGGAGCGTTCCCGTTAATGACAGGTTTCGTCTGTCGCGGACAATGTTCGTACAACAATTTGATGAACACGCCGATTCAAGGACCATCGTTCCATCTGCTGCTGTGGTCGATGATCAGAGTGAACGACCTGCTTAGAGAGCGTGAAATGAAGAGCATGGTGATCGGACAAATCCATGACTCTATATCTCTGGACGTACACAAAGACGAGTTCCAGGAAGTGATGGACATGCTCGAGCAGGTCATGACGATCGATGTTCGTGAGCATTGGGACTGGGTTGTGACGCGTTTGGAGATAGAAGCAGAAGCAACATCGACAAATTGGTATGAGAAGAAACCTTTTGCTAAGAACGAATCAGGAGTTTGGGTAGCAGCATGACAAATCCTCTCAATGTGCAGCATGGCGGAACGCATTACAAGGCTCTCGCCATCCAACCTGTTGAGTATGCTCAGCGAAACGAACTTAACTTCTGTGAAGCAAGCGTCGTGAAGTACATTACACGGCACAGAGACAAAAACGGAAAAGAAGATTTACAGAAGGCAATTCACTTCATTCAGATGCTTATCGCATTCGAGTATCCAGAGACAGCCGCTCCCAAGGTGGTTAAGAAAATCAAGAAGAAAATGAGGAAGATATGACTGACGAATCGAACACGCTCTATCTCAAGTATCGTCCACAAACTTTCAAAGAGGTGGTCGGGCAGAAGGAGGTCCTCAAGTCGCTCGTCACGATGGGGAAGACAAAAACGATCCCTCACTTCTTGCTGTTTACTGGAGCGTCCGGTTGTGGCAAGACAACGATCGCTCGCATCTTGAAGAAGATGCTCAAGTGCGGCGATTCAGACTTCGTGGAAGTGAACGCGTCTAGCGAACGTGGGATCGACATGGCACGCGATCTCAATCGTCAAGCTGCTATGAGTCCGATCAGTGGAGACTGTCGGGTGTGGTTGGTGGACGAGTGTCAAGCAATGACAGGCGATGCACAGAATGCGATGTTGAAGATTTTAGAAGACATCCCTCCAAAGACATACTTCCTGTTCGCGACGACCGACCCGCACAAACTCAAAAAGACAATCCGCACTCGTGCAACTGAGCTCGCACTCAAGCCAATATCGGAAAAGGATTTGGTTGGCTTGATTGAGACAGTTGCTGAGAAGGAAGACAAAGAAGTATCGGATGACCTGGCGATACTGATCGCACAGAAGTCAGAGTCCTCCGCTCGGAAGGCGCTCGTGCTGCTACACACCGTCATCAACATGACTGACGAGGAAGCAGTTGAGCATCTCAACTCCAGAGATATGGAGGGGGAGGCGATTGCGATTTGCCGTGCGTTGGGGAAGAAGTCAACGACTTGGAAACAGATGGCAGAGATTTTGAAGAGCGTGAAGGAAGAACCTGAAGGGCTGCGTTGGCTGATAATGTCCTACGCCACGACCACGTTGCTCAATACAGGTAATGCTCGTGCTGCTGCAATTATTGAAGAGTTTCGTGAGAACTGGTTCGACAGCAAACGATCTGGACTGGTAATCAGCTGCTACAACATCATCAACGGAGATTGAAATGAACCTACCTGATCTATCTATCGACCATCTCGCATTGGACAAGGAGTGGCTAGGGCATACCAACCTGTACACAGAATGGGGCGAGAAGTGCGTCGAGGCTCAAGCTGCGTTTGACGTTGCGAAAGCAAATCAAGAGCGGATACGGTGCAGCCTGGATAACGAGATCAGGCTCGATCCCGGAGAGTATGGGCTGGTAAAGGCAACAGACAAGTCCGTCGAAACGACAATTGGAGCTCAGCCTGAATACCTTGGTGCAGTGAAAGGAGTTATCACAGCACGCAAACAGATGAACATGACCAAGATGGCCATGGATGCTCTAGAACATCGCAAAAGGGCACTGTCGATGTTGGTTGAACTCTGGATAAGGGACTATTATTCAGAAGCTACTG